CATGAATATAGACATCTTTCATGTCTTTTGAAATACGAACTTTTGTTGCATCGATATGATACAAATTCACACCACCATCATGTTTCACAATTTCAAGATATGCATTTCCGAAACAATAGTAGTCAAACATAAGTTTTCCATACACATCACGCAAAGATTCACCATTGTTGACATCATCAACAAAAGTCATCAATGGTTCTGATGTGCTTTGGAATTCTTTTCCAACTGACAAGATCTTCTTTTGACCTAGAATTGAACGATGTGTTGGTGAAAGTCTTGAAATTTCAGCCAAAAAATTTGGAAACAAGTTGTTTGCACCGAAAGGAATGTATGGTGTCGGAACATTTTGTGTTCCTTTTATTTCTTCAATTTTTTCTGGAACTGCAATGTTGATCACATCAAACTTTGCAAATCCAGCAGACTTTGCAATGTTATTCAGTTGCTGATCCAGTTTCTTCTTTCTCGACATTCGATTTCTTTTTTGATGGTTTTGGTGACTTTGCTTTTTCTTCAATTACAAATGGACAATCAGAATTGAAAAGATTTTTCAATTGTTTGTCAGTGATTGATCTTGCTTCATATTTCACACCATCAAATCGAAATGATTTTGCATTTGCAATGTTTTTGATCAGTTTATATTTTGCCATGATAATTTTTTTTAATTTATACAAATTTAATGCTTTAAAACAAAAAATGGTGAAACCCCTTGTCGAAATTTCACCATTTGAATGTTTATATCTTCAAGAAAAGATTTCTTCAAGACCAGAATGACATCAATTCAATGATGTTATACTGGAATAGTGAAGCCAACTTCTCTTGGATATTCACCTTGTGATGTTGTCAAAGTGATCATTGTTCCATTTGCAGTTTGAAGTCCAGTTCCAGTTCCTTGTTCACCAGAAGTGAATTCCATGTATGCAGTTTCTTCAAAGATTTCGTCCCAACCAAGAATGAATTTATATGTTTCGGCTGGTGTTGCACAATCGTCTGCATAAGTTTCAATTATTGCAGTGATTCCACAACTTGTCACAAGCATCATCAAATCTTCATTCACCACACCAGTGATTTTTGGAATGTAGAATTCAAGTCCTACTTCCATCAATGTTGATCCATTTTCCCTTGTTGCATTTGAAGTGAATCCAGCAGTTCCTCTTTCGAATTCCCACACATAAAACACATCTGTTCCTGGATTGACCATTGTGATTGCCGAATAGTCATGTGCTGATCCAGCAGTCAAAGATGCAATTTTGTCTGTATCAACTAGCCATATTTTTTTGATTCCACCCCTTCTGTTTCTGTCGCAGCAGATCACATCGTGTCCCCTAGTTATTCCCATGATATTTTCTTTTTATATTATTAAATTATTTTTATAAACCTATTTGCACAAGTGAAGAATGCAAGAATTGAACACCCAGTTTGAAATATGCACGAACATAGACTTTTTCAGTCAAGTCATCATAAAACATTTTCATTTCACCTTCCATGTCTGTTGTGTCAGTTCCTACTGCAAGATTTTGTTTTGCAACATATGCTGCACGAACATCATCAGCCAAAGAAAGTTGTGTTGTTGCAGTGTCCCAAATATACATCGGAATCACTTCAACCCCTCTGAAGTAAACTTTTACAGATCCATCAACTAATTGTGAAAAACCTTCAGCATTTCCAAGACTTTCAAGACTTGTCAAATAGTCATCATAGATCAACCTTGAAACATAAAATGCTTTGTCCCTATTGTCAACACCTTGCAAAGCAGATGGTGCAGCAGCCCACATTGCACGAAGTGCAACAATTGCATCACCAGTTGCAAATGCAGAAGAATTTGCGATTGCAACTTTTCTTGCATCAACATCAGTGTCAGCAGTCATCAATTTCCACCAGCCATCTGTTGAATCGTAGCATGAATCTGATGCACCAGTTGCAGCAGTATCACCAAACCAAGCAAGTCTGACAACATCTTCTGAAATTCCATTTCTAACATTTGCAAGAATTGTGTCTGCAAGTTCAGTTCCTTGTAAGTCAAACACATTGATTCCATTTCTGAAACTTTCTTCAAGATAAGTTCCGAAAAATGCTTCTTGACATTGTGAAACTGCAACTCTCATTCTTCCAGCAGTGATCACTTTGTCATTCACATTGAATGATCCAGATTCACCTTCACCACAACCTTCATATTTCTTCACGATGCAAGACAATGCATCGGCAGTATAAAGATTCATTTTATATTTTACATTCGGAATCACCCTGAATTGCATCAAGTCTGATTCTCTGAAGATCGGTTCAAGAAATAAAGTGCTGAAGTTCGCACCACTATAAGTTGCCGAAATGTTGTCTAGTGCTACATTTGCCATAATATTGATTTTTTGTTGTTATTATTATTTAATTAAATTTATTCTTTTTATTGTCCACCAGATTTTCTTTGCAATCCTTTCAACATTGCATTATAAAATGCAGCATTCGCATCTTCTGGTTTTTTTGTTCCGATGTTTGGATCAGCAGATGCAATCACATCAGTCTTTGTTGCTTTCATTTTTGAAATTTCTTTTGAAAGATTTTCAATTTCTTCATTTGCAGTTTCTAATTGACCAACCTTGTCAGTGATTTCTTCTTCTTTCAATCCAAGTTGTTCTTCAATTTTGTGAACTGCATCTTCAAGATTCATCACTTGATCTTTCAGTTCTTCATATGTTTTCGCCCAGTCAACATCTTCTGCTGGTGTGTCATCATCTGAATCATGACCTTCTTCATGTTCGTTTGTGATTGTTTCATTTTTGAAAAGTTCTTTGATCTTATTCAAAAGACCTTTTTCTTCAGTATTTTCAACTGAATCATTTTCTTTTTCGTTTGCCATGATAGTTTCCTTTTTTGAATTTATTATTGAATTTATTTTGTCGTGTGATATATTAGTGAAAGAACTGATGTCATAGTTGTTGACAATTTCAACTGAATCAACAATTGAATTTGCAAATCCGACATCAAGTGTTTCATCAGCATTGAACCAAGTTTCAGCAGCCATCAAACCAACCAATGTTTCATGATCTTGTTTTGACACTGAATTGTAGATGTCAGCAATTTCATCACGAATCTTGTCAAGAACATTTGCAGTTTTGCGAAGTTCAGCAGCATCACCACCAGCCATTGTGAAAGGATTGTGGATCATGAACAAAGAATTTTTTGATATTTCAATTGTATCACCAGCCATCGCAATCACTGAAGCAATCGATGCTGCAATTCCTTCAACAATTGTTGTGACATTTCCTTTGTGTGATTTTAGTGCATTATATATTGCAAGACCATCAAAGACTGAACCACCAAGTGAATTGATGTGAACATTCAAATCTTTTCCTTTGACTTCTTTCAATTCATCAATGAATGATTTTGCATTGACATCAAATCCACCTATTTCAGAATAAATCCAAATGTCAGCAGTTTCTTTTGCTTTGTTGTTTATTTCAAACCAGTTTCTTTGCATGTGGACAAAAATACATTTTTGCAAATTTTGGATTTCGAAATTCTAGGAAATTATTTTTTCAGATTTCTTTTTCGAAGCAAAACTTTTTTCTTTGCTTTGATGTTTGCTTCTTTTCTGAATTTGTTTCTGTATTTATAGACAACACCTTGAACTTGACGATCAGAAAGATCATAAATGATTGAAAGATCCATGAATGTGTGTGTGACATGTCCTTCATTTTCTACAAGAAGACGATCAAATTCTTTGATGATCAAATAATTTCGAACCCTTATCGGTTCAGCAATTCCTCTTTCTAGTAAATGATAGACAATGTCTTTTGGTGTTGCATATTCACCAAACCTTGTTTGAATTTCATTCCAAACAATTTCAATGAAATTTTCAACATGGTCTATTTCGTTAGGTTTTGCCATTGATTTTGTAGTTCAAACATTTTGTTCATCACTTTATTCACACAACCACCACAACCGAAAATGTTTTTTCCGACTTTTGGATCAATGTATTTGTTGAAAAAAGGCAACAATGCAAGTGCGTCTTTCTTATTATACATGAAACGACCTCTTGCATCTTTCTTGATTTTACTCAAAGCAACATCAATTGAATTCATGTCATCAATAGAAACTTGATCTGCAATTTCTTTCATTTTGGAATTGTTTTTTTTTATTTTCTTGACAAAAATAAATTTCTTTTTGATTGAACCTACAATCACAATATTGTGTTTTTTAACATTGAAATGTTGATCACCATTTTTCAATCGGACATTTTCCACCCATTTCTTTTGACATCAATGTCTTTGCTTTCAAATTACATTTGCAAATTGAACATGAATCTGCATTGAATATTTTCAAAAATTTCTTTGATCTATTTTCACAAGATCTGCAAATTTTCAGTCTTTTTTCGATTGTTTCTTTGTTTTCAGTAAACTTCATTTTTTGATGTTTTTAGTTAATATAAGGAACTTTCATGTGTTTGTCGTATCATTGCATTGAAAAGTTGTGTTCTTTGAATACAAGCAAATCACTAGATAGGAAAAAGTGAAAGTTTTTTTTATTTTTCAGATGACAAATCATTCCGTTTTTTTATGTTTTTTAATATTAGAAAGTTGCTTGTGCTTCAATATTAGAAACTGCAAGTTGTGTGTCAGTGACATCTGCTTCAACAAGAAAGACTTTTTGATCAGTTCTGTTTTGTATTGCATTTGACATTGCAAGTGATTGTGTTTCCATCATATCAGTTGCCATTGTCAAACCACCATCAGCAAATTTTCGACCACCACCAGCAACATTCATTGCAGACAACATCGGTTTGAACATTGCAGTTGACTTTTTGTTGATCACTGCTTCACCACCTTCAAGTTCAACAACTTTTCCACCGACTGCAAACTTTTCACCACCATCAGCATGTGATCGACCATGAACCATTCCACCGATTGCAAATTTTTCTTTGACTTGTCCACCTTCTTCAAAAAATGAATTGTCCATGATTCCACCTAGTTCAGCAGTTGGTGGTGCTTGTGCATTGATTGTTGCAATTTGAATTCCAGTCATTGCAACTTGTGCAGCAGTCAACACACCTTTGATGATCGCATCTGCAAGTGGATTTCCAGTGATCACACCAGCCCAGATTGACATGATCGCCATTGCACCTTGCATCAATGCTTGTGCTTTCATCATTTTTTTGTCACGATCAAATTGTGCAAGTTTTAAGTCAAGAATTTTTTTGTCATGTTTCTTGGTGATTTCTTCTTCCATCTTTGCTTGATCTTCAGAACTTGCAATTTTATATTCTTGTGTTTCACGAATTGCTTTCAGTTCTGTTTCTTTTGCACCTTCTATTCCTTGAACTTCAGTGTTCAATTGTTCTTGTTGCATTTGATTCACACTTGACATGATCTGACTGACTTGTCCGATTGTCATTGAAATTGATTCAATCAATTCTTCACCAGTGAAATCAGTTCCATCTTCTTTTTTACCAAACAAAGTTGATTTCAACCAGCCACCAGCATTTTCACCATCATTTGAACCCATGTTTTTCAAGTCTTTTTCATACCCTTCAATGGTTGATTTCAAAGTGTTGATGTTTTTGACTTGTGTTTCAGTTGAATCATCTGATGCTTGAATTGTAATCAATGCAAGATCCAGTTGTGCTTTTGCAACTTTCAATGATTGTTCAATTTGTTCTTTTGCAAGTTCTGCACCAGCATCTTTCAATTTTGTAATTGAAGACAATTTCTTGTTTTCAGCAGTGATTGTTTTGTTCAAAGATTCAATCCTTTTTTTGTCTGCATCAAGAACTGGATTCAAAGATTCTGCAAGTTCATCATTGACTTTTTTGACTTGATCATCAACAACCATCAATTCTTTTTTTGCTTTTTTCAAGTTAGCAGTTGCACCAACAACATCACCTT